GCCCACCGTAGATACAATGTTACCAGCAATCTTAATGTTGGCTGTTGCATCAATACATTCGAAAGCCAAACGATTGCCTAACAAGGCCGCATTGGCCTGTGTGTTGACAAAGTCTGCACGGAAAGCAGTGGCATTGGTAACTTGATTAGTGTTAGCACTAACTGAAACTGCACCGTTAACTGCCACAGCATAAGTGCAGGTTATGTTGGCACTGGTCTGGCCAAAGCTGGCCAAACTGCTTTGAGTAACTAGACTGCTGATAGTCACTGCGTTACCGCTGGGGCCTTGACTGTTCCAAGGTGCCAAGCTGATGGTGTTTTGTGGAGCGCGGGTGATACCTGTTATCAAGTTAGTTTGACTACCACCATCGCTGAATGGGCTGAGACCAATAGTGCTGGCATAACCGTTGGCATCGAATACGCCACCCACATAGTTAATACGCACACGAGCACCCGTGTTGGTATTGGGACGTCCCAAGGCCAAGTTGGCAATCATCATAGTGCCCATTTGAACACTGGCATTGCCTGTCACCGTATACTGTCCACCTATGCGTATTGGAGCTTGACCAGCAAGACCTGCACTGCCTGTGGCAGTGGTTGTGGCATTAAACAATGTGGCATCACTACCAATGTAAGTGTTGCCCATTAATTGATTTAAGTTACCAAATACAGTGGTGTTGGCCGGATTGGTCATCACGTTGCCGTTGATGGTTGTATTTTGTAACACTTGAATATTGCCAGCCTGTATATTGCCCGTGTATGTGGGTAGGTAACTGGCCACATTGGCATTGCTGTAATTACCAGAAGGTAAATTGGTCAATTGACTGCCATCACCAAGAAAGTATGCGGCCTGTGCATTGGCACTGGTTGTTATGTTGGCTGTGGTTAAAATTGTAACTGCGCTGTTGCTGGCCAAATAACTGGCCACATTGGCATTGCTGTATGTGCCAGATTGAGTTGGTAAACCAGTTAAAGCACTGCCATTACCTAAAATATACAATCCGCTGACATTGCCTGCACTGCTGGTGATGTTGCCTGTCACAGTTAAACTAGTCAATGTTCCAACTGATGTAATGTTGGCCTGTGCATTGCCTGTCACATAAGTGGCAAGGCCGGCACTTACCGCGGCACTATTGCTGTTCAAAGGAACATAACCTAATGCAGTGGTAACATTGGCACTGGTCAATCCAGTAACAAACTGTGAGGTAGTGGCCGTATTGGCCGTATTGGCCTGTCCAGCCTGTGAGGCATAGGTAGCATTGGCCACAGTGCCAGACACATTGGCTCCTGTCAAATTGGTTAATGTAGATCCATTACCAATATGATATGCAGCTGTGACATTGGCTGTAGTAACGACGTTGCCTGCCAATGAAACTAAATTACCTGTATACGTGGGCAAATAAGCCGCCACGTTCACGTTGCTATAATTACCTGTTGGTATGCCTGTTAAAAAGGCCGCATTGCCTAATATGTAATTGCCTTGCACATTGGCCGATGTGGTAATGTTGGCTGTGGTCAATATTGTCACTGCACTATTACTGGCCAAGTAAGCAGCCACGTTGGCGTTGCCATAATTACCTGCTGTAATACCAGTTAATAAAGATCCGTTACCAGTAAAAAAGTTAGCGTTGACATAATTAGCACCACTGATATTGCCAAGAGTGCCTGTGGTGACAAAATTATTGGCCGATATATTGGCTGTGGTAATGACATTACCTTGCAAGCTGACCAAGTTGCCGGAATACGTGGGCAAATAGCTGGCCACATTGGCATTGGTATACAAAGAAGGCAGGCCAGTCAATTGACTGCCATTGCCAAAAAAGTAACTGGCAGTCACGTTGCCACTGGCCACTAGTGTGCTGGTGGTAATACCATTTATTACTGCAATATTGCCAGCTCGAATATTTCCAGTATACGAACTTAGAAATGATGCCACGTCAGCGTTGCTATAATTACCAAATGCCTCCACGCGACTGTTGCCATAAGCAGGATCTAAACTGAATGTCACGCCGCCGTTGTTGCTTAACAAACTTAATAGTTGTTGTGCATTGTTTAGGACCGTGGCACTGCCGGATCCTATATATAAACCTGTTGTGTTGCTAACCGATACGTTGGCCATTTGTTATTTCCTTATTTTGTTGCGTAGCGTCTTAGTTGTCTTGGCTGAAACACGCTCCACATCTTGGTATGGCCGCCTGACCATTTACCTTTGTTGTTTTGATCTTCTACTACATTATAGGCTTCTTGGAATTTGGCATTCCATACGGCAGCGTCATCTGGCATCTTACGTTTCAAATAGTATTCACGTAGTGTGCCATAGATATAACCTTCTGGCCAGCTTTGCAATACTAAATTGTTTTCTACAATAGGATTGACCACTGTAACATTGGTAACTGTGCCGTTTGTTGGAGTTGTGCCGCCTGTGGCTGTGGCCACAATGCTAGTCGAATCCGTAATTGAAGTTACTAACACTTGTCCTGTGCCAAAACTACCCGTGCCGCTAGTGGCTGTGATAACATCACCCACTGTCAATGACGTAGTGTCTGTTAAATTGGTCAATGTAATGGTCCAAGGGCCTGATCCAGTTTTGGCCACTGTGCCTGTAGTGCTAAAAACATCCGATCCTGTTTCATATGAGAACAACAATGGCCAAGTGGTATAATAATACAAATTGATCTGTGTGCCCTGTCCAGTGGCTGGAGTAAATCCATAACTTTGTCCAATTTCACTGAAGTTACCACGCACCACCTGTGCTATGTTGACTGGATTCAAATATAAGTTTTGCACCAACAACTGGCTGATCAAATCTCTTTCGCCAATACGGTCATATACAATCCAAGGACCACTGGTAGTATTGCCACCCTGGAAAAACAAGATGGGCTTGTTCATATTACTGGGAATTTGCAAATAGCCATCCGCGCCCACTGTGCCGATCGTGGTCCACGGATTGGTTCTCAACGCTGGCAATTCAATGTTACGCATTGACATCTCTGCCAAAAAGATACACTGTTTGATCTCAGTGTCGTTAGACGAACCCGTAAAGTTTTTTATGTAATTGACTAACGCAGTGGCGTTGGGAATCATTGTGCTCATTATTGTTTTCCTGCGAAGTTGGCACCCTTGAAGAATGCTGTTGCTCCAACCCTAGCCGGATATGGCACTTGGATTGGTATTGGCAGCTTGCCACCTGGATAACAGATGAAAGCTGGATATTCTTGTTCTACCACACGATAAAACTGTGCTTTGAGAGTTCGATCTCTTTTGATTGTGTGCCAACTTAGTCCACCAAAGAAATCATTGCTGATCTGTATGGCAATAACGTCTGGCAATTCCATCCATTTGTAGCCAATTTTACCATCGGGCATAAGTGGTGCTAGAGGATCCACATAACCAGCTTCGGCACGCTTGCGATATTCTGCACAGATTTCAGCAATATATTCCACGTTTAATTGTTCACGTTTGATATAAAACTTACCATCTTCACGTCCGGTAGTGGTTTTAATGTTGTGGCTTAAATTATGGCCTTCTCTTTTCCAATCGCCTTTTAGTGTATTGAACAGTTTATCATTGCGTAATAAACTGTCAGCGACTCCGTTGTGTGCTGTAACTAGTCCACCCACGTCCTGTCTGAATTGATCAGGATTATGATCGGGAATAGCTTCATCGATGACTTCGGATCCATCATTAATATTAAATTCATTCATCAAGTATTTAGTGTCATAAGAAAAGGCCCCAAAAGGCCTTTCCCATTTGTCGCTCTAAGGTTTAGCTTAGAATGACTGTGCGTCCCACGCATTCAAGCGAACCACGTTTGCGGCTGCGCGGATTTGACCAACGCTACCTGTATTAGTGCTTGTGGCACCAACGTAAGTTCCGCCCACAGCAATGTCGTGCAATACTGCAACGCCAGCTGGGTTACGAACAATCAATGTTCCTTCCATAATGTATTGATCCAACGATGCATCTGCATTGCTGAACACTTCATTATTTGGTCCTAGATCACGTAGCGAACCATACTGTAGAACTTCTTCGTTCAAGAAATAGATCTGGTTACCAGCACCAACTTGATCCATAATCCAAGAATCGAAAATTTCGTATGTGTAGTTGAAGTCGCCTTCGTATGTGGCAATTGTGTCACCACGCTCGCTGTTGACACGGTTAATGCTACGGCTTGTAGGCATTGTATCGCTTAGGTGTGTGCGTAGGCTTGTTGGGCAAACGATAGTGCGAATTTTCGCATTGAAACGTTGCTCAGCTACAGTTACCAATTGCTTATACAAGCTGGGTGCAAATTGTTGCAATGCGCCAGTGTAAGCATAGTAGCTGCTGCCTAGGTATTCACCGTTGTTGGTCATTGTAGGACCGCTGGTGATTTGACCACCGATTTGCCATACGTTGGCTGTGCCTTGAACAGCTGCGTCGCTAGACTCAGTGTTGAAGTAAGTGTAGTATGGAGCAACAGTGCTGGGGTTGAAACTGTGTGTGGCAGCGAATGCGTTCAATGAACCCATACGACGACCAGTAGCAACAGCAGGACCAACACCATAAGCCACGCTAGGTGTCACGTTGGCCACGGCCACGTTAGCACTGGTGTTCTGTGGGAAAGCCACGTTGGCTGTAGTTCCAGCAGCTGCAGTAGTAGGAATTGCAAGACCAGTTGCAACACCAGATTGACCGCTATACTTGGTTCCGATTTGGTCATTACGAACGATCTGTGCTTCCACGTCGAACATCAATTCGATCAATTGCTTGACCTGTTGATATGCTTGTGGGTCACCACCAGATTGTTCAACTGCACGAGCAGTTCCAGTAGCACCAACTACTGTGGAGAAGATTTGTGTGTAGTTGCCCAAGTTAGCACGTTGTTGTGCTTCTACTAGGTTACTTGATACAGCAGCACCTTCTAATTGTGCTTGAATAGTGGGTTGACGATAAACGTCGTTGGTCCATAAAGGCAAAGTAGAAACTACTTTACGTTTTTTGGCCATACACATATTCAATACAGGTGTGTCATCCTTAACGCGGTTGCTTACGTCTAAGTCTAGATCTTTAACTACGATATCGAGCTGGTAAGCACCTGTTCCGTTGCCGATAGCGGTTGTTGAGTTATATGCCATTTTATTTTTCCTTTGTTAATAGCTTTTTTATCTTCCACCTCTTTGTGACCTTAATGCGTTCATCTTGGCTACTAAGAGGTTATCTTGGGCGTTTCTATCGCCCGCCTTGGCTTTGGCTTGAAGATCAGACATATCATTGCCTGCACGACTGGCTATTGAACTTCCGGAACGCTTTTGTGTTAGAGCTGCAATACTTGCACCTGAACTTTTAGCTTTGGGTCTGTCACGAAATTTTAATCCATCGCGCACCAATGACATCAAATGTTCATCACTGCTGATCAAATCAATATTATCGATTCCAGGAACCAATTGGCGACGAGCGCCATCCCATCCATTGCTGACTTTATCACGTATCTCATTATAGATAACCTGATTGCGCAGCTCTTTGTCTTTGAAACTCTTGCGACTAGTGTCGAGAATTTCATTGACCTGTTGCCGGCGTATGTCATAAAACTGATCTACTTGAGGTTTCAGCTGGTTAACAGCAGTGGCCTGTTGTTGAAGGTAGCGTTCATTCTGTTGCATATTAGCTTGGATCCTAGCACGTTGTGCGGGATCATTAGTCTGTGCTAATTGTTGTTGGAATGAGTTCTGCCAACCTTGAACTTTAAGTATCTCGTCGTATGCTTTTTGCAGTTGCGGACGGACCGTAAATTCCATTGCCAATAACAAGCCTTCTGTTTCGGCTTGTTTCTGATTCCGATATTCATCGAAGTCAGACCGTTCAATTTTTAATTGTCTTGCATCTTCACTAATTGCTGCACCTTGACCTAATATGGCTGCGGCTTTCTTTGCATCGATAATGACTTCTTTACCGTTACGCATAAACTTAAACTTGGCGTTGGGGTTTTCTGCTGTAAACTCAAGAAAATCAATTAACTCTACATCGGACGAATTGTCAGTGTTTACCTCTTCCGAGGGACCGTCTGCCGTTTCGTTGCCTTCACTATCTTCAGTCTTTGATTCAACAATTTCTGGCTCTTGCAAATCGCTATCGTAGTCATCGCTAACTTCGACGCCTTCTGGTGCCACAGGGTTATCTTTGGCTGCCGCTTGAGATCGACCTGTCCCAGTGTCTTCGGTAGCTGCTGGACGGTTACGCAAGGCTTGTTCAGTCATTGCGGCCATCTTTGCGGCTATAGCATCCAATCCTACACTGGCTTCTTTGACAGGGACCGTGTCCACAGGGACATTAGGGCTGTCAGTTACAATGTTTTCCATTGTGTTTCCTTCTTTTCAATGTTAAGTGTTGGGCTCTTCCAGCTGTTCTTGCTGTTGGCTTACAACACGATTTTTATAATACTTTGCCCTTTGCAAAGTAGCAATAAAACTGTCTATTCCTGTGAGATGATTGCTGTAGGCAATCCTCTTTTGGTTATCTTCTTCTGTGAATCCATTGATGCCACTTAATACATCTGCCACTTCAAATTTGAAATGGTGTATAAATTGAACAAAGTCTCTGTTGGCCAACAGGTTTTCTGCACTGGTGCCATAAGTCTTGACTCTGTCCAGTTGTGCTGGAGTCATCTTTTTGATGTTGTTTAGATCCACCTTAGGGCGTGAATTAAACGCATCTACTACGTCATTGTCTATCATTTCAATTCCATTCCTAAGTTTATTTATGTTTAATATCTGGCCGCTTTGTGCTCACCGATTAAACTAATAGCTTCCAATTGTTTGTCTGCAGCTGTGCCGTCAATATTGGCCAAGATTTCTTTGGCCTTGGCTGTGTCCAATGTGGCCTTGGCCTTGAGTGAATCGGCCTGTGCCTGCATAGTTTGATCCGCTGGGCTAGGTCCCTTGCCCTGTTGTGCAGCCTGTGACTGTTTGATCATTTCCATAACTTCTTCTTCAGTGGGCAAATAAACATCGCAATTTTTCACGCCCAACACATACAGCATATCTTCGTAGGGCTTTTTAATTTTCTTAAAGCTGGCCACGGTCAATGCTCCACTGGCCACTCCAGCAGTTACTTCTTGCGCTAGGCCAGTTTGTGCCTGTTTGATAATTTGTAGTCTTTGCAAACTGTTTTCTTCGCTCTTCATACCCAAGGCCAATTCTATATGAATGGTCTTGCGTTCGTTAAAGTTCATATCATCAAACTGTTCAGCATCCAAAAATATGGGCTTGCCTTCTGGATGAAATTCAGCAGCCAATTTCTTAACTCCATAGTCATCACTAAATGCTATCAAGGTTCTCCAAATCAACCATATGGCATTTTTCAATCCTTCGGCACAGTTCTTAACTGTGTTGTCCTGCATAATTTGATTGGGTGTCAAGGCCAATTGTAGTTTAACACCACTGTTGCCTGGTTCCATAACCTGTGGATTGAATGTGTCAGCAGGAGTGGTCATACCAACCATAGCCATAGCATCCTGTTGAATGCGATTGATAGCTTGGTCAATAAAACGTATGTCGCCTGTGGGGCCTGGTATTTGGTAAATGTCTGTGGCTGGATTAAACTTGCTGTCCAGGATAAAGATGGCTGCTTCACCGTCCTGCAACATTTCAAAGTCCACCTTGTCTGGCTTGGCGCCCAAGCGGCTGGTGGCCTGTTG